CCGAGATCTGAACAAGATCTCCCAGGCCCAATTAAGGGCCTGATGACAAAATGTCATCAGTCCAGGGATCTCCCTTAGAAGGGAGGTACCCACCTCGTTTTGATGTAGACGTTACGAGGACGTCCAGCACGTTCCAAGTGACCCTCATCAAACGTGGGTTCTAAGCCACGCTTAAGAAAGTACTTGAGTAGAGCCCCCGAACCCTCGAGAGGATCTCGAGGAGATTGGGATGACACCACACAGGCCTTAACCAAAGGTCGGTGTAAGTGCTCGTCCTCTTTCTCAGAAAGGTATCCAAGAAAGGAGAAACGACTCAACGCCTGAGACGTTGGAAGTACTTTAGGGTAGTAATACAAAATACCTTCAAGTACCTCGTCTAACCACTTGACAGTCTCCCAACAACCAGCCATGTATAGCTGGTTACGGGTTTCCACAAGTGAAACCGTCTCAGCAACCTGCTGCCGACGTGAAGGAAATACGCGACGGACCTTGACAATTGAAACATCATGGCCCGCGTAGTACTCCTTCCCACAAGACTCTCGGAATTTACCACTCCAAAAGCTCTTGTTGCGACCGACTCGGGCACCGAAGTGCTCGAGGAGATCGACGACGGACTGCACATATCTAATGGGGACAACAAGATCATCCCCATAGACGCGCACCTCACCAACGAAATCTATTAAATCAGATTTCTTGGTAAACTGGTATCCTTGCTCTTTCTCAATCCCTAAGAAGATAATGGTCAAGAAAACCATAGCCTCGAAGGGAAAGCATAGAGCAGAACCCATAGACGCGAACTTGGAAAGGGAAATAACACCCTCGCCAGGTACAGAGGCCCGTAAAGACCTACAAGCGAAAACAGCCCTCTCAGAAAGAGGATTGTTCCGCAGGAGAGTCGATACGAGCTTAGAAGAGACCCTATCGGAGGCATCGCTCAAATCGAGAGTTGCCAGGGTTCCATCAAAGGAACCCTTCTGAGCCAAGAGTTGGTTAGGCTCTTGGGACTCAGTACCGATAAAGTCACTCAAGAACGTTGAGTGAATCCTCTGCATCAAAACCTCGAGTATACCTTGCTGTACATACTGTACAGTCGAGGGCTCGATGGCGATGATACGGGGGCTCTTCTGCGTCTTAGGAACGGAGATAACCCGAGAGGGCATCTCTACTCCAGGTTCTAGGTGGTCGATACCGTCAGCCTCAGCCTCGGAAAAGAACCGGGGATTTGGGAACAGGAAATCCTCAACATCGAAGACTTCCTGTAGACGGCTGGTCCAGTACTTGCTTCGATACTTTCCATTACTGGAAAGTTTCTCAGCTACAGCACCGGGACCATGTTTCGGAACTATTTCCCTATTCCAGACCTTTCGGTCTAGATGTGAGAATAGATCTCCGAATAACAACTGCCCCATACGACCAAATTCATCAAAATCAGAATTAGGTAGAGTGGACGCAATGTCATCGACCTCCTTATCACATTGGACGTACTGACGCATAGCCTTACGCTCTCTCTTTGGAGTGCAAGGAAGAAGCATCTTGCTAAAGATCAGAGTCAACTGTCTTATAGCGAAGATAGCTTCAATACTAGGCTCGTCCAAAAGGACACCAGTATTAGAATCGAAAACCTGTTCCATGAAACCTCTCAGAAATGAGGGGAGACATGAGCCGGTCTTCCGAAATGGAAGAAAGGCTTCGGGAACAACGAACCCTTGGTCAAGACAAAACTGAAAGTCTTTTCCAAAGGTAGGAAGGGTTATCGTAAGGAACGATAAACCCTCGTTTTCGAATCGACCACGGACGGTATTAATGTCCATGGTGGTGCTCGTGCTACACCTGCTGGCTAATTCTTTAGCCAACACATTCCAGAGTGCAATCGGGCTTTTCATAACTCCTCCTAATAGAGGTGGTTATCCTTAGCCTGCCGCACTGAAGGGTGAACATCCAGCTCCGATCCAGGAGCAGTGATCACTAAAGGTGATCAAGGATGTTCAGGCCTATGAAAAGCCCGCCGAGAACGCACATAACCACGACGATCAAGAAGATCGTCACGGCATGTTGCTGACCCGACGTTGCGTGATGATAGTCATATCCATTACGCAAGGCTGCCTCCTTTCAAAGTAGGACTCGTAGATACCCAGTACAAAAAGGGAAATCCACGATAATATCTCTATACCTATCTGATAATTCCAGAACGGAATAAAATCAGATAGTCCAGAGCGGTAAGAGACTTAACTCTCGCCGCCGAGGACTTTTTCGGTAAGTGCGTAGGTCGAGGCTGAGAGAAGACCAACAAGGCCTTCAACCAGTTTCTTGGCTTCCGCAACGGTATATCCATTGACAGGACGGTCAACCACGAGATAAACACTCATGGAGACCGCCTGTTTCTTGGATTCTTCGTAGATATTGGTAGCTAGCTTTTCAACGTCGATCCGTACCATATGACGTTTCCTGGAAGAGTTGGTCTCCGTCGTAGACAGAGTCAACTTATTCAGTCCGTCATTAGTCTCGTAAACTGATTTGAAGTCCCCAGTGGAAACACGGGGGGCGGTCACTTCAGTCCCGGAAACTTCTTTGAATTTCTGGGGATCGGTCAGTGCCATAGGCACACTCCTTATGGATCGGTGGCTCGTGCCACCTGGTTTACGTAGTATTAACAACTACTACAACAACCGGGTGATACCGAGTGCTGCAGTTATGGCGATCTGGGTGGGTGATAAGCCCTCCCAAGATACACCAAACCCAAAGGGGTTTGCGGGTGATCGACTCTTGCGGACAACTTCATGTCCAATGGAACAATCACCGAACGTTTTGGAACCGTACGTATTATTCGGATTCTTTATCCGATACGCACAGCCATAATAGTTCGTAGAGTATTTTTCGATGGATTCCTCCATCATATACCCATACCGCATAACAAGACCGGCGAGGCCAAAGTTGGTAACATTATGAATAATGTCACCAACATTTGAAAACCAATCGACGGCCCAACTCCACGGCGTAAGCTCCCAGACAACGTCTGGGGATAACGTTAACCCGAAGACTGCATCGGCCTCTGAGCCGAAACCTATGCCGCGCCTAAAGCTATCAGTTTTAGACGGTCCGCCATAGGTGAAACAGCCCTCGAACCAACGTCTAGTCTCCCTGTGAATGGAGACAGTACGCAGTGGCGAAGAAGGTACGCCAAGAACATAACCTGACCCTACGGGCAGGTTTTCTATAGCGTAGGCGGAAGAAACTTCTTCCTCTTCTTCATCAGTTACAATGGGAAAATCGAACCGACGGTGTACATTTCTACCTTCATTATGACGATAATTTTGCATTATGTCACGATGATGGCGGGCAGCATACACGACAGCATGAATTTCGCTGGCGAGTGGCTCCCAACCAAATTGGTAGTTAAGGTACTCTGACCCTGCAGATTTTGCAAGGCTAGTACGACGTTTCCAAGATTGGATACCAGGAAGAGAGGGAACTCCCTCTCTAAATGATTCCGCAAGTGAAACGCCGAGCTTAGCGGTTGGATTCACAGGTGCACATTGCGAAATAGCCGTAGAACCGTACTGGTCAAGATAAGACAAATCATGACTAGTCGTATCCTGCAGATATTTTGAATGCAATGGCGCGGAAGTATAAGATGGACCGTACACTGGACCGGAATAAAACCTGTCCGTTCCATTTTTAGTACGGCAAATCTCAGAAACATGCAAGGGCCTAATAAACGGCCTTGCATGGGTGCACTCAAATGCACCTCCGCCTTCATAGTGGCCCGTTTTCGGGTTCCTAGGATGACCTTCCGACCTCCAGAGAATGGAAGTCTCCTTGCCAATACTATACTCACTAGTAGGATGAGGTTTATCCTTATCCGCCACCAAGTACTCGGTGGCCCCCGAGGTGAAAACATCCCGGGTCTTAGTGCGTGGTACCGGCTTGGACATTGTAACAGTTCCCTTCTTGGAATTCTGGATTACTCCAGATAGTGGGTGTTGCACAGCAGGCTCACTCCGTTTCCCATCACGGGGACGTGAGTGAG